AAAGGAGATCCGCGCCCAGTCAGCAACAAATGTGTGTTTCGTGGTTACGTTGTGCAACGGGTGTAGCCTGCGGCCAGAGGTCAGGGCGCAGCCAGTCCGTTCGGGCGCAGCGCCGCCGCTGGGTTCCCGTCCCCTGGTGGCTTGCTGGAGGTTGGCGCCAGCGGCTGGCCTCCCAGTGACCCGGAAAGGGGGCGGTCGGTGTGCAGATGATCTGCCAGGGGCCGGGGTGCGGTAAGACGTTCGAGGCGAAGCGCCGGACAGCGAAGTTCTGTTCGGGTAGGTGCTCGATGGCCGCGAGCCGGGCGGGGGACCTGGGCGTGCCGACCCCGGCGGCGGGGCTGGGCGGGCCGGGTGAGGTGGCGGTGTCCACGCGGGGCCGGAAACGGGCACCGGTGGTGGTGCGGTCGCGGCTGTACAAGACGACGCTCGCGGAGCTGCGTAAGGCGGGGCGGGTGGAGACGCACGGGGGGCAGGCGGCGCTGGTCCTGGCGCAGCGCATCGACCAGGGCGGGGCGGAGACGGGCTCGGCCCTGGCGGCGATGATCCGGGAGCACGCCGCGGCGGTGGACCGGGCCCTGGCGGGTGACAACGCGCTGGACCCGGTGACACCGATTGAGAACTCGGCGTCGGATAAGCGGCGGTTGCATGCCGTGGCTGACCGGAAGTAGCGGGGCCTGGTGACCACTGAGCTGCTGGCCCCGGTGCTGGTCCCGCCGGCGTTCTGCCACATCCCGGTGGGGGATTACACGATCGGCCCGGAGGTCGCGGACCTGTCGGTTCAGGCGGGGTTCGGTCCCGATGATCACCAGCGGATGATCCTGGACGGGTTGTTCACCCGGGACGCGCGGACGGGGAAGTCAGCGGCCAGCTCCGCGGCGATTGTGGCGTGCCGGCAGAACATCAAGACGGGCACGATGAAACAGGCTGGGCTGGGGTGGCTGTTCCTGGATCACTGCCCGGAGATTGTGTGGACGGCGCACAGGTGGGATGCGGTCACGGAGTCGTTTGATGACCTGGTGGAGCTGATCGCGGGGAGCCGGTGGCTGACGCGGCGGATCCGGAAGATCGATCCGACTGAGCGGGCTATGTCGATCACGACGCGGCGTGGCGGGCACATGCGGTTCATGACCCGCACGCCGGGTGGTGGCCGGGCAATGTCGGGGCAGAAGATCCTGCTTGATGAGGCGTGGGCGATCCACGAGACACATATCGGGTCGCTGCTGCCGATTCTGTCGGCCCGGTCGGTGACGGGTGACCCGCAGCTGGTGTACGGGTCCTCAGCGGCGAAGTCCACCAGTGAGGTCCTGCATGACCTGGTCGCTCGGGGGCGGGGGGCGTGCACCGACCCGGCGGTTTCCCTGGCGGAGCGGCGTTACCTGTACTGCGAGTTCTGCGCACCACCACCGGAGGTCACGTGTGACCTGGGGTCCAAGTGCACGCACGACCGGAACCTGCGGGGGTGCGGGTGCGACAAACCGGAGTACCTCGCGATGGCGAACCCGGCGCTGCACAGGCGGATCAGCCTGGCGTTCATTCAGGACACCGAGCGGCGGAACATGTCCCCGGCGGAGTTCGGGCGTGAGCGGATGGGGTGGCACGACCCGGCCGAGGGGCAGGAGAGGCCCGTGCAGATGACGGCGTGGGCGGCCCTGCGGGATGAGGCGTCCGAACCGGACGGGCCGGTGACGCTGTCGGTGGTGTACTCCCGGAACCGGCGTGAGGCGGCGGTCGGGCTCGGCGGGAAACGGGCTGACGGGACGTGGCATGTGGAGATCGCGGATGTGGTCACCCCGTCGCAGGTGGTGGAACGGGTGGGGCAGATCATCGCCAGGGCCCTGGACACCGACAGGCCGGTGTGCGCGGTCGCGGTGGACAAGAACGGGTTCGAGTCCGAGTGCATTCAGGGGCTGCTGGACCTGCGGGAGGTTGTGCTGCCCGAGGACGTGGAGGAGTACGGGGACGAAACCGAACCGGTGGAGGTCCGTATCAGCACCGAAACGTCCCGGGACCTGGAGTGGGCGTGGGGCCGGGACGTGGTCCTGGTCCTGATGACCGGCCCGGATGTGGCGACCGCCTATTCGGGGTTTGTCACGTCGGTGACGGAGACGAAAAACCTGCACCACCGGGGGCAGGCCGAGCTGGACGCGGCGGTGGAGGACGCGATCCCCCGCGATGTGGGGGATGCTGGTCAGGCGTGGGGGCGGAAGAAATCGTCGGAGGCGGCCAGCTCCGCGGAGATCCACACGCTGGTGGCGGTGACCCAGGCCCGGTGGGTACACGAACGCAAAGCACCCCTGACCCGCCCGGAACCGCAGGTGTACGCACTGTAGGAGGCGATGTGAGCACAGCCAGCACGGCGGGTGTGGTGGTGGCCAGGGCGCAGCTGGCCGCGTGGCGGGTGGAGGCGGCCCGGCGGGCGCACGCCACCGCGGACCGGGTCACCGCTCACCTGGGCGCGGTCCTGATCGTGGCCGGCGCGGTGGGGATGATCGGCGGGGCGCTGCTGGTGGGTGTGTGGCTGGCCGGGCTGACGATCATGGCGGAGGCCGGGTTCGCGTTCTGGGTGGGGCTGAACCGTGATGACGGTGAGCACCTCCCTGTCCGTGGTGCCCGCACGGTCGCGCAGGTCCTGGACGACGAACTGCTCCGCGAGTAGCACGCTACGGAGTAGCAGCTCACGACTGAACCTGGAGGTGCCTGTGGCCAGGAACCTGGACCGGATGCTGCGGCGCACCACCCCGATGTACTCGGAGCAGAACTACACCGGGGCGGAGTACGCCCCCGGTTACGCGGCGGCGGGTAACGGCCGGGAGGCTTCCCCCCTCGGCCTGGTCCGGCAGGCCCGGACCGCGCTGCGGGACAACGGTGTGGTGTTCGCTGTGCAGTCCGTCCGGCAGGCCCTGTTCGCCGAGGCCCGGTTCATTTTCCAGTCAATGGCTGATGATCACACGTTCGGTGACCAGTCCCTGTCGCTGCTGGAGCACCCCTGGCCCGGTGCTGACTCCGGTGAGCTGCTGGCCCGGCTGTGCCAGGCCGGGTCGCTGGGCAACGGGTACTTCCGCAAGGCCATCCCCGCCGGGTCGGGTAACCCGGTGCTGGTGGAGCTGCGGCAGGAGAACGTGACGATCCTGTCGCAGGAGCTGGAGGACGACCTGGGCCGCACATGGAAGCAGCCGGTCGGTTACCTGGAGGACATGGGCCCCGGGCGGGAACCCCAGATTTACACCACCGATGAGGTCGGCCATTTCTCCCCGACCCCCGACCCGTTCGCCCGGTGGCGGGGCATGTCGTGGCTGACCCCGATCCTGTCCGATGTGCGCACCGACCAGCAGCTGACCAGGTACAAGACGTTCCACCTGGAGAACGGTGCGATGCCGGGGCTGGTGGTGAAGTACTCCACGAAGCTGACCACCAAAACGGTGGACACCCTGCGGCGCCGGCTCAAGGCCCGGTACGGCGGGGCGGACAACGCCGGTAACGTGCTGGTGCTCGATGAGGGCGCGGACATGTCGGTGGCCGGTTCGACCCTGGAACAGCTCCAGGCCGACGCGGTCACCAAGGCCGGGGAACGGCGGGTGTGTGGTGCGGGCGGCCCGGGGATGCTGGTGATCTGCGGGTTTGAGCAGGGTGACTACACGTCATCGATCCGTCAGCTCGCGGACCTGTGGGCCCGGCCGTGGTGGCGGATGGCGTGCGCGTCGCTGGAGCACCTGGTCCCCACGTCAAGCAACATCTCTGATGTGCGGCTGTGGTACAACGTCGGCGGTATCGCGGCCCTGCGGGAGGGTGAACTGGCCCGGGGGCAGGCGTTCCTGGTCAACGTGCAGGGCATCGCGTCGGCGGTCGCGGCTGGGTACTCCCGGGAAACCTCGGTGGCCGCGGCGGCGGCCAACGATGTGGCGGTGCTGGTAGCTGACCCGAAGGCCCCACCGCCGGGCACATCGAGCCGGCAGACCGCGACGGAACAGCTCGGCCCGAACGGGACGGTACTGCCGCCGAAGGGCGGCCCGGCCGGGAACGGGGCGATCGCTGGCCGGCCACCGCAGGCGGGCCTGCCGCAGCAACTGTCGATGGGCAAGCCGAACCTGCCGAACGCCCTTCCGCCGGGTGCGGCCAGGCCCCCGCAGGTCCCGCTGGGACCGCCGCGTGGCGCTCAGCCGTCCCGGCGCAGCGAGGACATGGAGGCACCGGAGATGACCCGCAGCGACCACCCGCTGTCCGGCAACGCGGCGGACAGTGAGGCGATCCTGGTGTACCTCCAGACAATCCGTGACCCGGCCGCCCCCGACCTGGACGGCCCCCCGGATTCAGCGGTCCGCCCCGGGTGGCTGGCCGCGGACAATGAGATCGCGTGGACTGTGGTCCGCGACGACCCGAGGTGGCGGCGGCTGGGCCTGTCGGAGCTGGACGCCCGGCTGATCACCCAGCAGCTGGACCCGGGCCCGAGGTCGGTTGCCCGGTCACGGTGGCTGTCCCGGTTCGACCCGTCGGAGCGACGCGATTTCCACGGCCGGTGGGGCAAGGGCGGTGCCACGGCCCTGCCCGCTGGCGGGGCGCCGAAGCTGGCCGCGGCCCCGGCGGCGGGTCACGGCATCGGCCAGTTCGGTGTACCTGATTCCCTCGCGGCGCACACCCTGCCCGGTGGGCAGCTGTCACCGGCCCGGCAAGCCCTGCACGACCAGATCGTCGCGGACACCCTCAAGGGAATGCACCCCAGCCGGGGGCCCAAACCCGTCGCGACGTTCCTGGGTGGCGGGCCGGCGTCGGGGAAGTCCACCCTCGGTGCCGTCCCGTCCGGGTCGGTCGCGGTGGACCCGGACGCGATCAAGGGCAAGCTGCCGGAGTACCAGGCGATGGTGTCGGCCGGGGACCCCAAGGCGGCGATGTTCGCCCACGAGGAGTCATCCAAGATCGCTAAGGATGTTCAGCGGGAATCGGTGAAACACCGGCTGGACTTCACCCTGGACGGCACGGGTGACACGTCGTTCGCCAAGATGTCCGCCAAGATCGACGCGGCGCAGAAGGCCGGTTACCAGATCGACGCGAAGTACGTCACGGTGGACACCGATGAGGCGATCCGCCGGGCCCAGGCCCGCGCGGCCAGGACCGGGCGGATGGTCCCCGAGTCGGTGATCCGGGAGATCCACGCGTCCGTGTCGGCCACGTTCGCGAAACTGATCGAGTCCGGGAAGCTGGACACCGCCGAGCTGTGGGACAACAACGGCAGCGGCAAGCCCTCGCTGGTCGGCCGGAAGAAACTCGGTGGGGACTGGGTTATCGCAGATGAGGGCGCATGGCGCCGGTTCCTGGCGAAAGCGAAGTGAGCGTGATGGCAGGCGAGGACGCGGGGCGGGGTGAGGTGGCGCTGACCCTGGGCAAGGCCGCCGCGCTGAACGCCCCCTTCCCCGCCCATATGGTCCCCGACATCCCCGGGAACCGGGAGCTGTTCGCCCAGATCATGTCCGAGATCGGGTCGATGCCAGACGGTGTCGGCCCGGATGTGCCGTACGACCACGCGGACGACCCCGACCCGGGGAACCTGACCTGACCCAACCCGGAGGTGCCCGGTGGCCGAGTTCGACCCAGCGAAGCACCCCAGGGTTCCCGGTGGGCGGGGTGGCGGTGAGTTCGCCAAGGTGATGACCGGGCTGTCTCACGCCGCCGGCGGTGGTGATGACCGGCGCCGCAAGATGTACGGAACCGACGGTGGCCCGTGGGCCAAGTCGTACGGGCTCGGGTCCGGCGGAGGTGGTTCCGCCTCCGGGGGTGGTGACGGGCCGCCGTGGAAAACCCGCGGGGACACCGTCCATTACAGCGACCACCTGGGGGTGGGCCGGCAGGACATGCCGCAGCTGTCCGGCATCGGCCCGGACGGGAAGTACCACAACTCCGCGGAGATGACCCCGAAGTTCCTGGCGTTCCTCAAAGCCCACCACGTCACCGTCACCCCGCAGGAGTTCCACCCCACTGACCTGTCCCCCACCCAGACCACTGGGGACACCAAAGCCATCCGGGGGATCGCGGACCAGCTCAAGTCCGGGGAGCTGGCCCACCCCAAACCTGTGATCGTGTCCGCGGACCAGCGGGTCCTGGACGGGCACCACAACTGGGCGGGGAAGCTGCTGTCGGAGTCGGAGGGTGGCCGGCCCGGGACGTCATCGTTCATGCAGGCCCACCAGACGTCGGCGGACATGTCCGAGCTGCTGCCCCTGGCCCGCCAGTTCGCCCAGGAGCAGGGCATCCGGCCGCGTGGTGCGGGGGAGTTCGCCAACCCGCAGTTCTCCCGCCCGAAGGTGGCCGCCACCCCGCAGGAAGCGTTCACCAACGGGGTCCATGGGGTTGCTGACGCGCTGGACAGCAAACGGCATGAGATCGGGCAGGATCCCCGCCCGGAGTGGCAGAACGCCGCCGCGAAGCTGGGCACCCTGTCCGGGATGCTCCGCGCGGACCCGCAGTCGCTGCTGGACGGGCGGGGTGCGGGGACGGGTGCGCTGCGTGCGGTGCAGCAGCTCGGTGACCCGGCCCTGGCGGAGTGGGTCGCGAACCTGAACAAGATGGCAAGGGAAGCCGCCGCGCACCTGCGACCGCCAGCCCGGCGGAGCGGCGCCCTGGCGGTGTGGGATGACAGCCCGGGTCGCAGTCCCTGGCCGGGTCTGCCCGCCGTGTACGCCCAGGCGGGCGGCAACGTCGGGTTGCCGTCCGATAGTGATACGGGCGGTGGCAGCGAAGCCGGGTATGCCAGGCGGGGGATGGGCTGGGACCCGGTGGAGGGCATGCTGACGGTCCCGGCCGTGGGGTGACCGCCACCGGGTTTGACCCGTCGCAGCGGCGGGACTGGCACGGGCGGTGGGGCACGGGCGGGTCACCCGCCGCCGGGCAGGCCAAGGAATACATCGCGGGCCTGGCCGGGCATGTGCAGCTGCGGGAACTGAACGACTACGACACCGCCGCCTACGAACGGGACCACCTGGACCCGATGACCGAGGGCCGCACCGCCGCCCAGCAGGCCGCGGTCACCGCCTACACCGACCACTCATTTGAGATCAACGCGCGGCTGCGCGGTGATGAGGTGCAGCGGCCGAGGTTCAAGGACAGCGACCTGGACGCCCAGGCGGACGCGATCAGCGGGGCGATGCGCCCCCTGCCCGATGACCTGATCCTGCTGCGGGAGATCAAAGGCAAGGACGCCCTGTCCGGGTTCGGGCCGGGGGATGTGATCGCGGACAACGCGTTCGCGTCCACCACGCTGCGGCCGGGCCGGTTCGCCGGCGGCAGGGATGACACGACGGTGCTGCACATCCTGGCGCCGAAGGGGACACCTGTGGTGTGGGCGGGCCGGGCGGAGGATGAACTGATCCTGGACAGGGGGCAGGCGATGGTCATCATGGGTGCCCGGGTGACCCCCGGCGGCCGGGACCGGTTCGTCACCCACCTGAACGTCCTGGTCCTCCCGAAGGGCATCACACCGTGAGCACCCTGGCCGGCCGGATGGCTGATTTCGTGCCGGAACCGGTGGGGCACGTGGACCTGCCCGCTGGCGGGTGGGCGGCCCTGTGCCCGGTGACCGGGCCGGTGGCACGCCGCGGGCTGGGCTGGGACCCGGCTGAAAGCACCCAGCCACCAGCCCCCTGCCCGCACACCCCCACCAGGTAAAACCCCCCGTCCCGGGGCCACCCCAGCGCCTGGCAGGCGGCTGGGGTTTTCCGCATGCCACCAGGTCACCCAGCGGTCTGAGGCCGCCACGGGGCCGCACAGCGCTGTCTGGAGGACTCCCATGAGTGGACTCACTCCCGAGATTCTCGCGATCCGGCTGGCGGGGACGAATCCCGAGCCGATCGGGAAGCCGGGCGGGCCGGGGGTGTGGGGCACCGGGAAGCAGTACCCGTCCCTGTTCCAGCATGTCCGCAACGACCTCATGGCCAAGGGCACCCCCGAGGCCAAGGCCCACCAGCTCGCGTGGGGGATCCTCCGCAACTGGGCCGAGGGGCACGACGGGGGCGGGAACAAGGTGTCCGCCGCCACCCAGGCTGAGGCCGTCAAGGCGATGGCTCAGATGAAGCAACTACAGGCCCAAGCGCACGCCAAGAGGAGCGCGATCATGAGCACCGATCTGACCCACGACGCCGACGGCCTGGACAACACCTGGGATGACCTGTCGGATCTCCCGGACCTGTCCGGTATCGGCACCGCCGAGCTGGACAGCGCCGCGCAGACTGACCCCGAGCACCAGACGTGGAACGCTGCCGGTGACGTGCAGCGGGCCAAGCTGGGCACGGGGTCCCGGTTCGCCGCGCTGAAATCCAAGCTGACCCAGCAGGGTGCCAAGGACCCCGGTGCGCTGGCCGCGAAGATCGGGAAGGCCAAGTACGGGAAGGCGAAGTTCGCTGCCCTGGCCGCGAAAGCGAAGGGTGGCGCCGGCCCGTACACCACCCCGCCGGCGGCGCGGGCGGGGATCTCCGCCGGGGAGCTGTTCCGGTTCTGGCCGCTGGAGGAATGCCGGATCCTGTCCCGGTCGGACGGGTCAGAGTTCGGGTCCGGGCGGGTGGTGGAGGCGTACGCCGCGGTGTACGGGCAGCCCGCCCAGATCAGCGACCACCAGGGTCACTATGAGGAGGACATCGCCCAGACCGCGTTTGATGACACCCTGCGGGTCATCCACCCGCAGAACAATGGCGGGTTCTGGCGGGCGACGTGCCTGTACAACCACGGGATGACGGTGCACGGCACCCCCGCCGAGCGGTTCTCCGTGCCGGTGGGTGTCCCCAAGCACATCAGCTCGGAGGGCAAGGGGCTGCTGACCCGCACCGAGTACGCGGCCACCCCACTGGGTGATGAGCTGCTGGAGCTGGTCAACATAGGGGCGCTGCGGTCGCAGTCGTTCACCGGGGGCATCATCCGCTCCAACCCGCAGCTGCGCGGCCCCGGTGACCGTTACCGCCGGCTCGCGTCCGGTGCCCTCCAGCGTGTGACCCGCATGGCCCTGGGCCTGCGGGAGTTCGGCCTGACGCCGTTCGCGGCGTACAGCGGCGCCGAGGTACTTGGCGTCCGCATGCAGCTTCCCGGTGGCCTGCTCGATGAGGAGGACTACTGGGAGAACCCCGGAGATGCGGCGGCCCCCACCACCGATGGTGGCGGCCCCGGCGGCTCACCCGAAGATGAGTCCGCGTCCCGGTCCACCGGCAACCGGCTGTACAAGCTCCGCACCCAGGAGCTGCTCGAACAGCACGGCATCACGCTCGGCTGAGCTGGCCGGTTCACCACCCACAGCCCCGGACCGGGGCACGACCACCGAAGGAGCTGGAGCATGCGCCTCCAGGAAATGCTTGACCGGCAGTCCGCGATCCGGATGGAACTGGGCAGCATGGACGCTGACCCCCTGACCAGTGAGGAGTCCGACGGCAATATCCGGGACACGCTCATTGACGAGTATGAGCAGCTGGAGGACCTGAAAAAGCCTGTCCTGGCCCGGATGGAGAAGATCAAGCTGATCAACGGGGCCGGGCAGGACGGGCGGGGCAACTCCCACGTCGGCAACCAGGGCCCGGTCAGCCGCGAGCCGGGTTACGACCCGGGCGCGGTGTCGGAGTCCCGCCGCTGGGGTGGCGGGCAGACCCCCGAGTTCATGAACCGGCTGGACCCGTTCGGTGACCTGGACAAGGTCCGTGACGGCCTGGTCCGGGGCAGCGACATGGTGGCCCGGTCCCTGTCGGTCATCGAGATGCACGCCAAGCGGGGCATCCTGCTGCCCGAGCGGGCCGAGGAAGCGACCCGCAAGATGGTGTCGGACCCGATGATCGCCCGGCACGCCCTGCTCACCGGCCATGACGAGTACGTGGAGGCGTTCCGGGCGTACCTGAACGACCCGATGGGTGAGGGCCTGCGGGCGGCGCAGCGGTCCCTGACGCTGGGCACCGCATCAGGTGGGTTCCTCCTGCCGTACGTGCTGGACCCCACCATCGTGCTCACCTCCGACGGGTCGGTGAACCCGTACCGGGCCATGGCCGAGGTCAAGCAGACCACCAGCAACGCCTGGCAGGGTGTCAACTCCGCCGGCGTGCAGATGGGCTGGCTTGACGAGTCCGGGCAGGCCACCGACAACACCCCGACCGCCGGTCAGATCCAGATATTCCCCAAGAAGGCCGCCGCGTGGGTCATCGCGTCGTTCGAGTCCAACGCGGACACGAACTTCGCCGACCAGCTCCCACGGCTGCTGGGCGACGCCAAGGACATCCTGGAGGAAACCGCGTTCGCGCGTGGCACGGGTGGTGTCGGCAACGCCGGCCAGCCCCAGGGTGTGCTGAACGGGCTGGGCACCGCACAGCGGGTCCTGGCCGGTGGCAGCGCGGTCGCCGCGTTCACCGGCACCGCCGGTTCCGGTGGTGCGCAGGGTGGCGGGCTCGCGGACATCATGGCGCTGAACGGCGCCCTGGGCCCGCGGTTCCGGATGGGTGACTCCGTCGGGTGGGTCATGAACATCACCAACATCAACCGGATCCGGTCCCTGGACCAGTACGGCGGTGGCGCGTTCTGGGCCAACATCGGCCAGGGCCAGCCCGCGTCGCTGCTGGACAAGCAGATCCGGGAGTCCCCGTCGCTCACCCAGACCCCCGGCACGGGCACGGGCATCGTCGCCGCGTCAGCGGTGTTCGGTGACTGGTCCAAGTTCTACATCGTGGACCGGATCGGTTCCACGATGCTGTTCGACCCCCTGCTCAAGGGCGCTGGCACGGCGAACATGCCGACCGGCAACCAGGGGTGGTTCTACTACTGGCGGGTCGGGTCCGGGCGGGCTGCGGACAACGCGTTCCGCTGGTCCACTGGCGGCACCGCCTGATCAGCGCCGGGCAGCCCGGGAACATACGTGTCTCATACGTATCCCGGGCTGCCCGGGTCACGCTTCACCGCCAGGCACCGGGGACCGGCTCCCGGGGTGTGGCCCCGTGCCAGAACGGGGCGCCTATCTCCTAACTCCCAGCCATGTCCTGATCTGGCTGGGATCAGGAGTTCCACCAGACGACCTGTCGGGCACACCTGTGCCCCCGGCCCAGGGAGTTACCAATCAAGATTCTGTGGCACTCAAACGCGCCCGCCCCCATGTCCAACACGGGGTACGGCAACCAGACCGCCCTGTTCGCCCCCCGGTTCAAAGCGGCCGGGCATGACATCGCGATCTCCTGCATGACCGGCATGTCCGGGTTCCCGAGTGAGTGGGACGGCATCCCGCTGCTGCCCGCCGGGCTCGGCGCGTACTCCTCGGACATCCTCGAACCACACGCCCGCCACCACTTCGCGGGGCAGCCTGGCCTGGCCCTGGTCCACTACGACGCGTGGGCTATCGGGCCGGAGGCTGTGATGGGGCTGGCCACCGCCGGGTGGTCCCCCGTCCACTCGGACAAAATGTCGCGTGGCGACCGGATGTTCTACCGCCTGTCCGGGGCGCACCCCATCTCCTACTCCCAGCACGGCGTGCGGGCGATGCGGGCGGCGGGCCTGAACCCGTCGTACGTCCCCCACGGTGTCGATACCGGCGTGTTCCGGCCGATGCGGCCCGAGGAAAGGGCAGCCGCCCGGGAACGGTTCGGCATCGACCCGGGCACGTTCGTGGTGTCGGTCGTCGCCGCGAACAAGGGCACCGACCCGCCCCGCAAGGGATGGGGTGAGCACTTCGCCGCGTTCGCCGCGTTCCACGCCCGCCACCCGGACTCGGTGATGCTGGTCCATTCGATGCCGACGGCCGGTGACGGGTGGGGGCTGGACATGCGCCCGCTCCTCGCGGACCTGGGGCTCGGCGGGGCGGTCAAGTTCTCCGACGATTACGGGCAGGTCGCCGGGCTGTTCTCCGACACCTACGTCGCCGCGCTGATCGCCTGCTCCGACGTGTTCTCCAACCCGAGCTGGGGTGAGGGGTTCGGGCTTGGGTCCATTCAGGCGCAGGCGTGCGGTATCCCGGTGATCGTGGGTGACAACTCGGCCCAGACGGAGCTGTGCGGGTCGGGGTGGACGGTGCCGTGCCAGCCGTACTGGCATTACCGGGATGAGGCGTGGTGGGCGGCCCCGTCGATCAAGGGAATCACCAGCGCGCTTGAGAAGGCCCACAAGGCGGCGAAGGACCCCGCCCGCCGGGAGAAGCTCGCCCACCGGGCCCGTGACTTCGCGATGGGGTATGACGCGGACCTGGTCATGGAGAAGCACTGGCGGCCGGTCCTGTCGATGCTGGAGCAGTTCGCCGGCGCCCGGCACGTCCGCCCGCCCCGCCGGGACACCGGGGATGTCACCCTGGACGCGAAGATCGCCGGGGTGACCCTGGAGGTGCCGCTGCCCACGGTGGAAGCGGACGGCCTGAAGTGGCTGGCCCGCGGGTCGCACACCGACGACTGGATTTCGGTGGGGCATGAGGACGCCCTCGCACCCACACTGGACTCCCTCATGCCCGAAGGCGGGGTGCTGCTCGATGTGGGGGCGCACGTGGGCCGGTGGGCGCTGCGCCTCGCGGCCAAAGCCAGCCGGGTCATCGCGGTGGAAGCCAACCCGTCCACCGCCGCCGCTCTGCGCTACCACATCGCCATCAACGACCTCAGCAACGTGGAGGTGGTGGAGGCCGCCGCGTGGGACACCGCGACCCGGCTGGTGCTGTCGGACCCGAACCGGAAAGTCAACGGCGGGTCCACCCGGGCACTGGACCTGAACGGCCCCCAGGCTGAGGCGGCCGGGGCGGTGACCACCGAAGCTCTGCCGCTGGACGCGATCCTGGAGGACGTGGACCGGCTGGACCTGGTCAAGCTGGACGTGGAAGGCGCCGACCTGCACGCCCTGCGGGGCATGGCCAGCTCACTGGAGCGGCTCGCCCCGGTCCTGTTCATTGAGGACCACTCGGTGTACGGGTACTACGAGCACACCGAGCTGATCGAGCTGCTGGAGAAGCTCGGTTACCGCACGGAGCCGTTCATGGCCAGGCTGGCCGGTGACCGGGAAGCTCCGTATGTGATGGCGTTCCCGCCGGGCATCAACCCAGCTGGCGGCGGCCCCGCCCTGGTCAAGCCCACCCCGCAGGCCGGTGATGGCAATGGCTGACCTGGAGCACGCCACCGAAGGCGACACCGACCTGCACGGTGACACCGACGCGGCGCACTGGGCGGAGCGGTTCGCCGCCAGGTTCGGGGTCAGGCGCCTCGCTCAGATC